GCTGAAACCACCAGTTTGCTAAACTGACGTACTCGTAAGGGTACCGGGGGTTCGAATCCCCCAGCTTCCGCAAAATCTCAAAATAAAAAGAGCTAAGTTTTATAGACTTGGCTCTTTTTAAATCTATCAAACTCTGGTGGGTTCGTCTAACGGTTAGGACACATGCCTCTCACGCATGTAATACGAGTTCGATTCTCGTACCCACTACTATCTGATTATCAGCCTCTTACAAACAAGTAAGGGGCTTTTTTATTGCCTTATATCTATATCAAAGTATCGTTTTTAGGCGTTATAAACGGGTATTATTAAAGAAAATGGTGCAAATTTTGCGCAAATTTTCATCTCGCATAATTATCACGCTATCCCGTTGACACGTTGTTTGCGTATATATACTAAAAACAATATTATTATGGCAACTGTTTGTTATCAATTAGACACACGTAGAGAAAAGAAAGACGGCACATACCCGATCAAGTTGTATATTAGGCATAAAAGCCGAATATTAATAAGTACCGATTTTTGCGCTACTCCGAGAACGTGGACGGGTACAGAGTATAGCAAAGAAGCGAAAAGCTACAAAGCTAAAAATGTAGCGATACGCAATCTTATAAATCGCGTGGAAATACTTATCGTTATGTTGGATAATAATCAGAAATTAAAAAGCATGAGCGACGCAGCCTTGAAAGATTATATTTCAAAGTCCATCAAAAACGAGTCAACCTGCAAAACTTTCGTAACCTACCTAGACGAGTTTATAGAGACAAAGACGAAAGGAAATACAATAGAACTATATAAGGCTACAAAGAATAAGATTCTTGCCTACGACCCGGTATGTACATTTGAGACTATCACAAAGAAATGGTTGGAATCTTTTAATAAATGGCTAAAAGATACAGGAATGAAAACCAATTCAATATCAATCCATCTACGGAATATTAGAGCCGTCTTTAACTATGCGATAGATAACGAAGAAACGGAGTTATATCCGTTTAGAAAGTTTGCTATCGAAAAAGAGGAAACCAGAAAACGCTCGCTAAGACCGGAACAACTCGCCACGCTCCGAGACTTTAACGGAGAAGAATATCAAAAGGAGTATCAAGACATATTCATGCTTATGTTTTATCTAATCGGAATAAACGCAATAGACTTATTTAACCTCAAACAAATAGTTGACGGACGCATAGAATATAAACGAGAAAAAACCGGAAAGCTATACTCTATCAAAGTAGAACCGGAAGCAATGGAGATAATAAACAGGTATAAAGGAAACAGATTTCTACTAAACACGCTCGAAACCAACGATTACAATTATAGAAAGTATATGGCAGCAATGAATAGAGGTTTGCAAAAACTTGGAAACTTTGAACGCAAAGGATTAGGTGGGAAAAAGATTAGAGATATTTTATTTCCCGGCATTACCTCGTATTGGGCGCGCCATACATGGGCTACAATAGCGCATAAAATAGAAATATCGAAAGATGTAATATCTTTAGCTTTGGGGCACGAGTTCGGATGCAAAACAACCGGAATTTATATAGATTACGATTTAGAGCAAATAGATAAAGCGAATAGAAAAGTAATAGATTATATTAATTCATTAAAATAATTCGCCCAAAACTTGCACAATAAGCAAATGCTTATTATTTTTGTAGAGTCAAATAAGAGTTCTTAATTTTAATGTTTAACCAATGAAAGATGAAGAAAGAAAGGAATTAGAACAAGAGTATGAGAATTTAAAACTTCTCGCTTCATTCCACGAAGCCTACGGGGTTCCCGAAAATGAAAAAGAAAGAGAAGCATTAATAAATGACATACTTGACCGGATGAATGAGATTCGGGAAAAATTAAAAGAATAATTAACCTCCCTCCCTTCGGGGAGGGATTAAAACTTTAAAATATGATAGATATAAACGCTTGTTTGCCAACGCCCGAAATGAAAGCGGATTTTGAAAGATTTAAAACCTTATCTACACAAGAAGAAAGGGATGCTTTCAAAAAAGAAATGCAAGCAAAATATAATGCACTGCCAGAAGATCAGCGAGAAGCCTATAAAAAAGCGTCTGAATCCGGACTAAAAGCAACCGTAGACGCTTGTAATGATTTCATTGAAAGAGCGGAAGAAGCTATATTAAGAGATAAGCTCGGAGAATTGCCGGAGGCTATTTCGTTTAGCTATATCGCAAAGAAGTATTTCGGTAAGTCAAGAAATTGGCTATATCAAAGAATTAACGGTAACATCGTAAACGGGAAAAAGGCTCGCTTTACTGATAATGAACTTCAAACATTTTTAAATGCCTTGAAGGATGTAAGCGAAATGATTCATCAAACATCGCTTAAACTCGGTTAAGATTCTTATTTGACACCAGTCCCGCAATTTGAGCCGTTGCGGGACTCTTTTTGTTTATGTAGAAAGCGAAAGCCCCGACTATACTTAGTCGAGGCTCATTCTTAATGGAATAAATAACGCATTATCTCTCAACTCAAAATCTAGCAACTTCCGTAGAGAGATGGTACAACAGATATCCCCACCCGTACACAAATATACTAATTATTTTTTGATTTGAATATTATTCGACCAATTATTATCAGAATAAACAAAATTATAATTCCAAACGCCCACCCGCCCAACTCCATTTTAATAGATTGCCATCGGTTTAACTTCTTTTCAACCGGATAAGGCACACGAATAGAATCGTTTTTAAGAATCGTATCGGTACGATTCGTTGTTAAGTAGCGATACAGATACTTATATCTATACTGATAAACTGTATCACCCTTTACGAGCGTATAAATACTATCTCGTTGATAGATGCTATCATAACGGATACTATCACGTGTCTTGTATTCAGTGCGAACGGATTCAACCGGGATATATTGAGTCCGGCATGATACGAAACATATTGCTAACATCAGCAATATGATAATATAAACTAGCCGTTTCATGGTCGAACTACTGTATTACGTAAGAAATTAGGGAACTCGGAGCGTACATCAAAACAGGGGCACGCCTTTATATATTCTTTCGGCTCTACCTCTCCGCTTCCGTCCAGATCGGGCGAAGTATCACGATGTCCGAGAACCTCGATTATCTCATATTCTTTGCAGAGTTTAGCAACCAACTCGCGCAAAGCCGCTCTTTGGGCGATCGTTCTTGTGTCTGCAGGCTTTCCGTTTGCATCCAAACCACCTATGTAGCAAATACCAACACTATGTTTATTATACGAAGATTCGCTAAAACCCTTCGTATTACAATGCGCTCCGTCAACCGCTAAAGATCTCCCTTTTTCTACCGTCCCATCAATCCGGATAACATAGTTATATCCGATCTGGTTAAATCCGCGTGCCCGGTGTATACGATCAATGTCTTTTGCGGTCAAATCCTGCCCGGCGCGCGTAGCCGAACAATGGATGATAATCGAGTCTATTTTATTCATTGCTTTCTTCTTTATTTTGATTATTAATTGTAATTGGTCTACGCGGTGGAGTTCTCCGGCTGCACTCGCTGTCTGGTCTGTCACATCGGTTATGTTCTGCATCCTTCAAAGCTAATTCAAGCTCGTAGTATTTACGCATCCAATTTTGCGCCTCTGCCTGTGCGGTTCTCCATTCTCGATAAATCGTATCTACTTTCTCGTCTCGTTGTTTTAGTCGCTCGTCGTACCGTTCAATCTGCTTGTTTAGATTGTCAATGATAGAAAGTAAATTTTGAAGTTCCATAGAATCCGCCGTAGCCTTTTCTTTTCTGGCGTTCGTTTTGCGATTCGCTAGAAACGTGACTGTAAAGCGGATCGCCTCTAATCCTCCTAACGCTCCTATGATTTTTAACCATTCGTCCATATTTTTATTTTATGTATTTCATATCGCTTTGGGTAGCTCTTATTCTACCGATAAAGCCTCATTAACCGCTACCTGAACAAAAGCGACGAACCCCGTACTCACATATTTTTTAATACTTTCGGCTTGTTCGGGAGATACTTCTACTTCACCGTTCTTGTAGATTTGTTGAGCTAATTCCAATTCGCCCAAATCGGCGGTTTTCTGATAGATCGCATTGCCTAACATCTTTGCAATATCGACGGTACTATTATTCCCTTCGATGTCTTTTACTTGAATTTTTCTAAAGTCTATTTTCATAGTTTTATTGCATAACGTGTAAATTAACCGTAGAAGATGTATTATTAACAGAAGCGTATGTTTCCGCTGTTACAAAAATTGCAAATCGGTAAGGTTCGAGAGTATAAGTACCCCCGCTTTGCCATGTTGTAAGAACCCGCTTAGGATAGCCAGAAGCGTTTACAATTGTTATCATTTTGCGCCGAGGTGAATTGCATATATATATTACATAGTTTCCACTTCCTTCAAGAAAAATACAGTCTATCGGTTGTCCTGATTGCGCATATTTGTGATAAGTTGTATCAGTTCCATAATTATAGATATGTGCAAAGAAATCACTAGTCGAAGCGGAATTAAATGAAAGAGAAGTCATTTGTTGGTGTCCGAATTGTCCTCTACACCACAAATCAGCGGTTAGAAACCTATAGCTTCTATTTGTTCCGTTCGGTTCCTTAAAAGTGCCTTGATGCTGCATGTCGCCTTCAAAATACATCTTCCCTTCGGATGTGCTAAATCCGATTTCGCACATTACGACTTCTTTATTATCTACTATTTTAGTTCCTTGTAATGACTTAAATGTGCCTGTCGCGCCATTCAGTTTTTCAACTTCTAAGGTCTTAACATCGATAAAATCCGTTACAATCTTTCCATTAGTGATAAACGTCTTATTTCCAACCAATATCGCACCCGTTGCAGGAAGTGATAATTTTCCGTCTGCTGTTAATTCAAGCCCGGTTACATTATGCTTAATCGAACCGCCCGTCATTAACCAACCCTGCGTTTTTGCTTGATTACCAATAAACAGACCGGACGTGCCGAGTATATCGATCGTTGCATTTTGAGCTACTAACAACTGCGTAGCAACATTAACAAAGTCGTTAAACAAAGTCCATTTCGTTACATCGAAAGAAGAACCGGAATTATGATCTACACGACACGAATAAGTATTACCGTTGTAGATAATAGTATCTCGATACTGCGTATTATTAACATAGTTAGTGTTTGCTTTCCACTCACCGCGCGGGCGGATTAAAGCACCGGGAAGTCCGGTTGCTCCTGTATCTCCCTTGCCTCCCTGATCGCCTTTATCTCCTTTGTCCCCTTTATCCCCCTTATCTCCTGTATCACCCTTTACTTTCGTCCAAATATACTTAGAAAAAGTTGTGCTGTCTGCCGCAGTGAAGTCAACATATTGCCCTATCCAAGCACCGGGAGTCTCACCATTATTAGCAGTAAAACTCGTACCATTGTCCGAGTACTTGATGTGTAAGTAAGAAGTTTGTCCGTTGGCTCCGGTTGGTCCGGCAATACCTTGATCTCCTTTAGGACCTTGAGAGCCTTTCAACTGCACCCACTTATAAGAAGTGTATCCAGTTGGAGCGGTCGCGCTAGTTGTTACCGCCGTACCGATATAAGTGTTCGGAGTGTCAGACATCGGATTACCGTTCGCATTAGCGGAGTACTTCACGTGAAAATACTGTGATGTGCCGGGAATACCTTGTGATCCGGTCGGTCCTGTATCACCTTTGTCGCCTTTTGCCCCGGTTGCACCCTTATCACCCTTATCGCCTTTGTCTCCTTTGTCGCCCTTGACACCCGTTTCTCCCTTAGAGACATATTTAAGCCAATCAGTAGAATTGTCTGTTGGTTCTTGGATTGTTTTGTCTGCAATACATATCCATGTACTGCCATTGCATACAACTTCATCATAGTACCAATATGTGCCCGGCGTCCATACTCCTTTGAAAGCAGGTACGGGAACTTCGGTTATACCGTCGTTAGATAATTGCTTGATAGTCCCGGTCATATACACATTGCGGAGATACGCACTATGTCCGGTCATTTCGATACCAAACAATTTCAAGTTAGACAAGTCGCCCAACTGCATAGCGATCATTTCCTTTGAAATCTCCCAACCGTCTACACCTGTCAGGTAACGGACATAGCTTTGTGTCGAGTAGCTCGATTTTTGCCGCTCTTTGTTTGTGAAGTTACCATACGAAACGAAGTGCATAGCCTTGCAAGGGTGTGCGGTTGTACCAGAACGAAGCGCATATTTAAACGTGGAATCACCGATCTTTTCAGTAATACGAAAATAAGCGGTTTGAAATCCGGTTGAGTCGTTGAATATACCTTTGCAAATATCATCTACCTCTATTTCTGCTATTTCGCCCGGTTCGAGTTTAAGGTAGATAATCCGATTTGATTCGTCTATACGTTCGATGATCCCGCCGCCCGGAGCGTTCCACTCTTCACCCGAAACGATTGATACGCGGTTGTAGCGTAATTCAGGAACTTCAAGGAAATCACGTAGACGAAGAGATTTTGCATCTATACGACCGTCTTTGCCGATTAACCAACCGATTAAGCCTTCTGTGTAGTCATTTGAGGATATATCACCGGAAAAAGTCGCTGATTTGGCAATCAGTTTATCAAGAACGTTGAGTATTTGCGTTGTTACCGTCGTTGCGGTTAACGTATCCGTAGAAATACCCTTCGTTACGTCTAGCCCATTGTCAACGATTAAACCACCTAGCAACTTGATAAGAAATTGCGTTTCGTCTGGTGCTGTTTTGGATAGATACGAGTCTTTTAAAGAGTCGATAGCCGCATCTAGTTCCTGCCTTATGCGCAAAGAAGAAAACGTATTATCGTCGGTCGGTGCCGTATTATTATCGGTCAGAGCAATAATACGAGACTTTATTTCAAATAGGGAACGAAGAGATGAAAATACATTGTTATCGGATGATGTACGCCCATCGTCCATCTTTAATACGTTAAGATCAACGCCACCGCCATTTATAGGCGTTGGCGTTGTTGTACTAATACTTACCGAACTGGAATTGCGTAAATACTTATTCCGAAACGAATGAGGCACTTTTTTATTTTCTACTTCTATCATGTTTCTATTAATGATACGTTACAACTTTCATTTGCGTAATCAATACTCATTTGATCTACTATCATTTCTCTTTTGAGGGAATTTTCATAAATCCTAGACAGTATCGAAAAGCCACGATTCAAATTATTGCTGTATCTAAATTTAGGAGCTTTATAATGTGTATAAAACTTGTCTATTAGTATTTGTTCCGGCAATACATTTTTATCGTGCAACGGGCTATATACCGTTTTTAAATAATCAAATTTATCCCCTGATTTGGTAGCGCAATTTGAGTAAGAAGAAATATTTTTTGCGTTTGAGTTGATTAATAGTTCGATGTCGTCCATTTCTGTTACATTATTGTCGTTTATCACGTTGCTGTAAACTACGTCGGAGTCGTCAACTGCATTATTAAATATATCGTATGTAACTTTATTGTTAGTATACTTAAACGTGAAATCGGATATATGAAATGCAGTACAAGGATAACAGCCCCCATCCGTTCGATACATAGGATATTTTCCTAAATGATTCGGAGTGCTTAATTCAAAGCGTATCTTTCCGCATAGTATTTTATCATCTGGAAGTTTAATCGCAACTCCGTCCGTTGAGTCGTACAGATTAAATCTATAACTAACAGTATTCGTTAATCTCTTTTCATCATCGAAAACTTTATCACCTTCTTTGTTTATATGAACCAAATAGAAACCATCTTTAAGCGTACATTCGTCGTGATACCATTTTTCGACAAAAATATCTTCGCCGTTTTCCCTATACGCATAAACCTTATTTCTATCCTCGAACCCGCCGGAAGCCTTTTCACCACTAACTGAATCATACTCGCCCTTACTTACAAATCTCCAATCTCCAAATTCATCCTTATACCTATACCATGTAGCCCCTTTATAAGTTAAGTTATGCGTATTTTTATAATAGCCTCGATTTACTCGATCCGTATAATACTTTTGATTTCTCCATACTTCACCATCATAATAGTAATCATCTATATATAATTTGCAAGGAACCATCGTATTATCAAATCCGGCGCCATATTTTGTATTAGAGTATACTTCATCGGACGTTTTTATTATATCGTTCGGAAGAAAAGAGCCGGACATTCTATAAGCGATATTTATTATGAAATATCCTCCTTTGAATAAAGAATACTCTCCGTTTTTCAATGTTAAAAGAGTCTTTCGAGAAGCACTAATTATATTATACGCTTGCAGGAATGAAACGCAGGTTTTCCAACTTAAAGAAGACGGTTCCCCGTCCTCTGTTGTGTAGTCGCTGTACTTCTGCCATACCACACCGGAATATATATCATTAACGTTGTCGATAGTCACTTCAACACCTTCTGCCGGAATATCAAGAAATGAAAAGCTCGGTATCAAATACCCCCAATTACTATTAGATTTAAAAAACGAATTAAGAAGGGTGTAATTCTTTCCGTCTATATCCCTACCAGATATATAATATTTATTGGGATCGGAGTTTTGATTTACTATATCCTTATCGTCGTCGAGCAATTCCGGGCATAAGTTGGTTATCTGATTCATATTAGCAACAACAGATACTTTATTATACACATCACCAAGCGATATACTTCCCGCGCTTTCAGATACGCCAATATTACGCACATTCAATAGTGCGGAAGGGATTGTTATACTTTCACATGTATCGCTTATTCTATCATAAACGAAAAAATGAAGCTCGTCGTTTTTGATAAAATCATAGTCGATCATATAATAAGCATCCTGATACTGAATGAACGTCATACCGATATATTTAGAGATTTCTTCTAAAACATCTCTACTATTCATCGGCTCGTTAGCTTCATCAAAGAAATTTCGTTCATGTATATAAATATCTTCTATCAAAGAAGTAGAAACATCTTTCGAGATTCTATTAGTTTTTTGAAAGTACAATTTGTTTAGAATCTTTCCGGGATCGGCAATATCAAGAATGTGCATTATTACATCTTTGAAACTTTTAAAATAGACCTCGGAAGAATTAATATAAGAGTACTTCTTATTTTCCAAAACGGAAATAGTATCGATTGCCTGTATCTCCACTATATTAAGCGGAGTTATATAATCGCTCGAATATAAATTTGGACTCATATATCCAAACCACTCTAAAACATCATCGGTTTTATTATACAAACGAACTTCTATATTTTGCCCTTCGGCTGTATATAGGTCTGATAAAATTCTATCTGTCAATATGCTTGTTACCGAATTAGACATTTTCAACGGTTTGTATAGAGTGTCCGATTCATACTCAACAGTAAACGGGCTATCTGTTAGGGTGAGTTCTTCGGAATACGTTGCAAAGACCGTATGAATTTCGATTCTATACGTCTTGTCTTTCCTGCTCTTAAACTCTGAATAATATCTTAGTTTCATCTTACTTTGCTTTTCTGATTATAATGATTACTCAAAACTCCTTCCAAATCTCTTCCATGTATGCGAAACGTTACGTTTGCGGGCTGATTTCCATTTTCTGCAGACGGTGCAATCTTTTGCGATAAGGAGCCATATAAACCGCTATTAAGCATTTGAAACAAATTACTTTGCTGTGATCCGTTTAAAATCATCTCGCCTGAATTGAGTAAAGCCGGAACCTTATCGCCTGTGAATGATGTGCCAGGCACAATACCACCCGTTGCGAATTTAGGAATACTAGCCATTGCCGCAATTACAGAGGCGACAGCCGCGCCCGCCAATAGCCAACCTACAACGGGTGTTTCGGTTGCCGAAGTCACGCCGTTAATTACAGCTTCGGTTTGTTTAGCTGTTATCAAATCTCTAATTGCTGGAATAGCTTGCGCAATGCTCGAGACTACGCCCGCACCCCATTGGAGATACGCCGCGGTGCTTTCGTTTGTGATTCCAGATAAAGAGCTCATAATACTTCCAACTGCATAAAGCGATTTAGTGTATTCCTCATTTATATCTATATCCTTTTTCTTAATTGGAGACTCAAATTTCGGTAACTTAAAGTTTTTACCTCCCTTTCCATGCGTTGGAACCTTATCGTAAGTCGGTGCGATAGGTACGGATAAAGCGCCGTCTTTCATCCCGCCGTTTTTGATTTTAAACGCTTCTTGATCGACTACAAACTTTAGATTGATCTTCTTTTGTTCGAATTCGTTGATCGTGGTTTGAATCGTTGAGCGTGCTTGCATATCGGTTACGGAAATAAGTTTCTTATTCAGGTCTGCCAACTGAATGTTTATCGCCTCTATACTGTTACCGCTAGTTTCGACCTGCAATTTTATTTTCTTTGCTTCAAATTCGTTAATCGTAGTTTTGATAGTAGTTTTTGCCTGTTCGTCCGTAGTGGCTATGAGCTTCTTATTTAATTTCGAGATTTCTGCATCATACCACGCAATAGAATCTTTTTCAGGTTCTATTTTTGTATCGCTACCACTTCCGCCGCCGTTTCTCTTGTTATAACTTCCGTTTATCTTGGCATCTGCATTTGCGACCTCTAATTCTTTGTTAGATACGGCAACCTTTAAACTATTCGCCGTAGCTCTCATCTTTAACGCTTGCGCTATTGCTGATTCCTCATCGTCTGCCGCTTCAATAAATAATCTATTCAATTCTCCATAAAGACCAAAACGAGATTCTTTATATCTTTTCAATTCTGCCCGAATCTTCTTTGTCTCGTCCGAGTCTATTACTTGCTCTGTGTATGGGTCTCTAACCTTTGAGGATTCAATCCTTTTGTTATATTCAAATAGTCTATCTTTGTGGGCGGTGCTAGTCTTTTCAATATCTGACCTTTTACTGTCTTTTATTAAATAATCCCACATCTCCCTAGATACATTCTTATTGAATCCCATTTTTGCAATTTCAGCCTGTAAAGCCGTATAGGAAGTATCAGTATTGGCAGTCGCTAACGATTGCTGCAAAGTTGCCATCTGTATAAGATATTCCTTTGCTTTAGCTAAATGTTTATTGCGCTCTTCATCGCTTATATTACGCGCCTTAGCTTTATTTAGTTCAAGCTGATATTTTGTGTTAAGATCGTCTACCTCTGCTTTATTGAATAAAGTTTTTGTACCCAAATTATCTAAAGCGACGGATAAATCCCCGGCTTTGTCGATTACATTTTGCAGATTAGAAAGAAAGCCATCAAAGTTTCCTAATGCAATGCTAGAAAAAAAAGAATCAACACTTGCCTTTGCTTGATCCATCATTTTAACATAAGCATCCCCAGTTGTTTGTGAGCTATTAATAACTTTCATTAATCCCTCGTATGCTCCCATAGCTACGCCGATAGTCCCGGCAAACTTAACGATGCCCGCTCCGGCTGTTTTAGCCATATTACTAATACCGCCCTGAAAGTTATTAACACCCTTCTTTGACTTCTCTAAATTCGCGTCGAAGTCATTCGTTTTTAATAATAATCTTGTTACTATATCAGACATCTTTATTCGTATTTAATTGTGATTCTACTTCTTTTGCCTTAGCTCGTAATCGTTGCATTTCTTCGTCCGTTACGCTCGTATCTTTCTTTTCTTCTTCATCCCACGGGAACCGGAGTATATCGGTTTGCTTTAGCGTCTTTGTGCTATTAGATTGCGCTATAATGAAACCTAACAATCTAGTTTGTTCCCACGCTTCCCGATTGCGTCGATTCAATCCGTCTATAAACGATTCAACCTCGATAAAGTCCATTTTATCGAGGAAGTAATCGGGAGCGATCCCGCCCTCACCGACAACGCGCGAATAAAGTTCGCGTATACTTACGGCTTTCGTTTCCGCGTCGTCACCTTCTTTTTTTTTACGTCATTTCCTGCCGATTGCGAACGTAGTTTGATTTCATCCAAAATAAACTCTTTGAATTGTTCGAATAGAGTCAAGTCATTTTCGCACAATTCTATAAACTCGTCAAATTCCATATTAAACGAATCCTTATTGCTAGCGATCAGGAACGAATAAAACAAAATGTATTCATCTAGTAATTTCCCGAACTGAAACGGATAGTCGGATATAGATTCGAACACAAAGAACGCACGAAGCGTATATTTCAAAGAAAGATCTTTTCCGTTAAGTGATATTGTTTTCATTGAATAAGTCGTTTAGAGGGCGGCAAAACACCGCCCGTAAGTTATTTACTATCTGCCTCTTTTGTAAGTGGTCCGGTTCCTTCGAAGCTCACAGAGAAAGTCGCTTTATCTCCGTCCGGCGCATTTGCTTCTAATGAAGTGATAACAGCTTTTCCAGTGTAAGCACCCGCCGCAAGCGTCCATCCGGCTTCAGGCATCTCGTTTGCATTGGGATCACTCACAATACCAAATTTTAACGTAATAGGTTTGCGCGCGATCATCAATGCGAATAATTTATCGTAACTATTCGCATCAACATCGGCACTGAATACGTTCTCACTTGAAGCGTTCCAAGATAGTTTTTTAATATCCTTCTCCGTCCAGATACCCGAATCTTTACTTTGCGTGTCGATAGTTTCAGCCGATAACCCTAACTTGCATGAAGTTGCCAACGCTATAGCCTTATCTTCTGTGAATAACATTAGGTCTTTGCCTAACGCTGCTTTTGTTTTACTCATAATTTTGTCGTATTTTAGTTATTATTCTGTTTTAAAAGAAAACACAAGGCGTTGAATGAAAGTATCTTCGATAAAATCCTCGTCCGCACTTATTAGTTTCGAGTCGATTACATCGAAGTTGTCATAACTTCCTCGTTTGTTTTCGAGTGATTTACGCACTTCTTCCGCGATTGTAACAGAGTTCAAATAGTTATCACTGGCGACAACGATCTCAACCGATACAGTGTCGCCTGTGGTACTATATTTTGCATATTCTGGCGTTAGAGAGTTGCGTTTGTAGATCACAAACGGGAAAGATGTTTCCGTTTTGGTCGAAATCGCATAGATTTTATCAGTAACCAACTTTGCCAACTCCGTAGAATCGCTTAGTTTTTTATATACGTGTGCACCTATTGATAAACTCATTTCTTTTTATTTGCTACTTTTGTTATAGAATCAATTATATTTTTCTCTAGCGAGTTCTCTGCTTCTTTCTGCTTCGATTTGACCGCATTAGAAAAGAAGTGGGAAGCATTTATAATACCTCTATTCGCTCCTTTTTTGGTAGCTCGTTCTTTGGTTCCTGATTCAAACCATTTCAGCATATAGGCGCGTGATCCCTTTTTGCGTCGGTCGATCAGGTCAACCCGTGCGCCGGAAGCATTGCGATAAACTGCTACGTTTATTTCGTTCTTTAACGGTTTGAACGATACGCCATTCTTTGAACTGCTAAATTCTGCATCAGTAACAGCGGAAATTAAATTTTCCTGCGCCTGTTTACGAATGATAAGAATTGACTTTCTAAGAGCGGAAGAAATAGCCTTCTTTGCTTCTTTATCGTTCAACCGTTTAAGTAATTCGTTTACTCGCGTTGCATCCACTTCGACGCGATACAAGTTGCGCCCGGTGTAATTGTCGTTACTCATTGATTACCTCCGCTTCTATAACCGTTGCTTGTTGCTTCCGGTCGTGGTTAATAGATAGAATCTTGTATTTCTGCCCGTCGTACTCGATTCGCATTTTAGCGTTAATCTCTTTGCAGATGCGAATCATTATTGTATTAACGGTCGTATTGTATATCTCGCCGTTCGCTTCTTTGCGTGCGCCAGACTTAAAGCGAATGTATGCGCGTTTATCGAATACTTTCACCCAACTTTCAGACGTGCCGCCCAGATTATCGCGCTTTGACTCGCTACGGTAAAATCCGATCATTTCGTTTAATAATCCCGCTTGCATTATGTGTATCTTTTTAATGGTTGCAGTAGTAGTTCTATGTGCCCCGGAATAACTTGCGGAGTGGCAAATGTTACCGATTCACGGTTTGCGTAGTAATTCGCTATAAGGATGCGAATCGCGTGCCAGATACGCCGATCTATTTTTGTGTCCTTAACGTAGGTATCTAGCGGATTATTTAGATACGATTCGATAAGAAGTTGAACGGGTTCGATAAGCCCGGTTATATATGTATCGTCAGTATCGAAATCGACGTTTAAATGCTGTTTAAGCTCTTCAAGTGTTACGTATTGCGCCATATTCAAGTAATTAAGAAAGGGCTAAGGCAGTGAAGCCAAAGCCCTTTCAATATCAATAATCAAATTATATTAAGCCGCTTTTTTCTTTGCGATGGCAAAGGCTTCCGGGCGAGCTACAACAATGTCGTAATCTGTATTCAACACAAAGTTTACGATATTACTTTTCGCTCCGGTGTACGGGTCTATCACTAAATCCATATCGCCGAACTGACCGATAGCAGCGTTGGAGAATACACCGAATCCGATAGAATCGGCGTCCATGTAGTTAGTAACAAGAACCGGATAACCGTTCACCATACCATTTTGGCAGATCATTTCGGCAGCTCCCGCCGCTTTGGGAGTGGATTTCAAGGCACCATACACCTTTGGAGTGCAAACATAGGCAGCTGTACCGTCGGTTACATCTACGCCCGCATCCATTACGGTAGATTCAAGCGAAACAATATCCGCAAATGTCAACGCGTTTGTATATTCAACATCTGGTTTTGTCTTTACAAACACCCCGTTGCTTGCGCCAGACAATGCAGTTCCCGAAAACATCCATTTATTCAAAGTGCGAGCGACACCAAGCGAAATTTGCTTCAAAACAACGTCCTGCAAAGAATAGTTCGTTTGGTTGATCGCACGCTTAGACACCGGGATAGAAATAGATACACGTTTGGGTGAAGCCTTGATTTTGTCGATATTCAATTCGGTATCAGTAACCGCAACGTTTTCACCCTGAATTGTTGCTTCAACAGCCGCCAATGTCGGGAAAACAAGGTCACCTACAAGCCCGCTTTGCATCTTGATACCTAGTTTATCAATAATCAAGCCTTTTTCTAACGGCTCAATGATTTCACCGATTGTAACAGGAACCATGCTAGCCGCATCGGTTGTATCTGTAACAGTCACCGCACGTTCTACAACTTTAATACCGCCTTCCGATACTACTCCGTTGTATTCTTCCAAAGAACGATGATTAACGACGTCAAAAACAGCCTGTGAAAACAACACGCGACGGTCAGATACCAAACCCGCGTTAATATCTTCAAGCGCACGGCGTTCAACTTTCATTTCCAAAAGTTCTTTCTTTGTTTTCAACTGCTCGAACTGCTCTTTCTCGCTTGCGTCGAGTGCTCTTTTTTCCGCTTCTGCTTTATCCAACATAGCACGCATTTGCTCTTTGTATTGAGCAATAGTTTCAAATTCTTTTCTCATGTTTTAAATTGATTTGCGTAAATTATTAATTTCATTTAGATAGTCTTTATTCTCGCCGGACAACTCCGCTATCGTATCGTCCATACTCCGCACCGTTACGTCTGTACCATAAAAAGCAGGATCAACAACGGGAGATATATCGGAAATCCGATCAATCATGTGTACAGTACGAAGCAACAACCCGTCTTTCATTGAATAGGAAACTTTTGTTTTATCCTTTTCATTTAAAGCATACGCAAAAGACGAACCGAAAATATCACCGCGTTTAATCATTTCTACGGCGAAATCTCCATCGGGAGTACTAGGAGCCTCAAACCTGTATTTTAATCCGTAGTCGTCAAGTTCAAGCGACAAAGTTCCCGCACCACGATTAGAACGAGCTAACAATCTCTGTTTATTATGATCTAACAGAGCTTTAACATCACAACTACGCAATAACTCTTCCGTTATAGCTCCCTTTTCGATCACCTCAACAAAAGCGCGTTGTTTTTCCCTGTCGTACAATACACGGCTTTCTTGTCCGAATACAACCGCATAACCTTCGATTATTCTTCCATCTCCAACTTTAGGAGCACCTAACTCTGTATAACTTCGTATTTCCATATTTTGCAAATGTCATTTTACTATATGTTTGTTTCTTCGTTTTTGGGTAGCTCTACTTTTTGACTAGCCGCCTCGATTGGTTGAACGTTGCAGGAGATAAACACTTTGTCGCCTCCTTCAACGGGCGGTTTTCCTAAAGCCCTACGAGTATCATTCGGGGAATGAGCTCCCATTTCTTCCAAAGCTTTATAATAGCTTGCTTGTGTCGTTAAATCGGTTTGATATAAGCATGACAAATCAAATGAAATACTATATAAGTGAGCGACTGAATTAGGAATCAGCTTGTAATTAAATTCAGCCTCGATTTGTTTCAATATTGGTTGCAGTGTATCAGTTAAAAAAGAAACATTGCTCATTTCAGAAGCTTTGTAATTAGTAGATTGTCCGGCAAATACTTTATCTGGGTGAACTCCGTAAAATCTACATATATCAAGAATACTGAATTTCTTTGTTTCCAATAACTGCGCATCAACCGGATTTATAGAAAGTTGATGAAATCCAACATCGCCGGGAACTGAAATAATGTCTCTTCCTGTGTTTAGTTGTTCCTCTATGCGATCTCCAACCGTAGAAAGTTGAATATCCGTCATACCTGCACCGGGCAACCCTTTATTTATCTCTTTTGCACCGGAAACAAGCCCCTTTATTTTACTTCCATTCTGAAAGGTTCGTAAATTCTGATTATCTGCACTCGCGGCTATGGAAAAGATACGGCTAGCGTACATTATTGTGCTTACTCCTGTATATCCCCCGTCCAAACTATTATTTTTAAGATGGATTATTTCGTAGGATTCAAAACGCCCATATATCCGGTTATATGGATCAGAAATAATATAAACATCATTCAATTTGTCATAGGTTACTGTATTATTTGCGCATAATACAAGCTCGCTGACACTACCGAACTTTCGACGGATAACGATGTAGGCGTTTCCTTGATTTACGATTTGAACAACCATATTCCTAACCATTTCAAAACTATTCATTCGTCGGTTAGGCATACGGGTTAATATCGTATATAAATCGTTTTCCTCGTCTGGTGAGAAATATCCATCTTTTTTCCGTTTAATTATAAGCGGTAAAGACGCGATAGTCCCCGAAAGAATAGAAGTACATCTATATGCGGCTGAAAGTTTCATTGCTTGATTACTGTTATGCACATCTATTGGCTGACCGGGTAACGATGGTAATCGGGAGTTTATCGCCGCATCTTTATCCGTTGTGCTCATCTCTGCATTTAAGGCGCGTTTTTGCGTCTTTGAACGTCCCAATTCAAAATTAAAAGATAGTTTCATTATACCTCCATGTTATTAAATAAGTAGAATGTCATTAGGTTTGTTATAGTCGAATCAATCTTCGCGTTATGCGTTTTCTTGACTGGCTTCTTATTCATGTTCCGATCTTCGTCTAATACCGCATTACTAAAACAGTATGGCGTAATCGGATTAGGGCTAAAGGTGAGCTTACTCCGATACAAAGCAAGTTCAAAAGATTCAATAGGGCTTGTAAACGTTCCGTATGTCTGTTTAACAGGCTTAATATATTCACTCGCACCGCCTACGGAATAAGTAAGAAGATTCACAAATTCAGCCGATTTATAAGGATCATAGCCAACTCCCATAATTTGTAGATACTTTGCACGTGCAAGTATATCGTTTACTATTTGCTGATAGTCGATAATATCACCGTCACAAAGAATTAAATAGCCCGCTTTCGCCCAACCTTCGTAAAGTTCCCGATTCGGATGATCTTTCAAAGCTCCTTCTGGAAAATAGTAATCCGTATGTGAATGAAAAGAACCGCTTTCTTTCGAATAGATATTATAAGTAACCGTAGAAAAGTCGTCTCGAACGGATAAATCGACCGCCGCCATTGTTAACGGATAAGTACCGATATTCTCTATTTTAATATCTTTAAACCGTTCCTCGATCTGCTTTGCTTCAATCCATTTTGTTGTCGAATCAACCGCAAACACATTAAGTAACTTTGTCCGAAACTCTAGCGCGTCCGGTGCGCTATATAAAGCCTTCTGGTATGCGTCGATATAGAAATCTTCATAAACAGTTATGCCCATGTGTGGTTGCACTTTACGCCACGTTGCCGGATCGCCTTCCTCGTCGTCTACGTCTGGCTCAAAGATGTGTGCAAATATGGAATCATTTTCAATCTCACCGCGTAGGATTGCTTTGTACATTTTCAACATCTCCACAAACGGAGCCGTTTCTTTATCGGATGCGGTAGTTATAACTACGGTTAAAGGGTTGAGCCGTGCGCCCATTGAGGAAGTTAATACATTCTTCAACGCGGCGCTATCGGCTTGCGAATACTCGTCTACTATTACCATGCTTGCGTTAAGTCCGTCTAATTTATCCGGATTAGAGGCAAGGCAACGGGCAAAAGAGGTTTTTCCCTTTATGTGGTTATATATGATTTCTCGATTAATTTTGAAGTGTCTAAACTTCGGATCGAGAGACTTTAAAATATTACGTATTTCATCAAAACAAACTTTCGCCTGATTATATGAGTTTGCAGCAACGTATGTTTGTGCGTTCGCATCACCGAACAATAAATCGTTAATTGAAAGACTCGCTACGCTTGTTGTCTTACTGAATTTACGCGGAACGAATAGAAGAGCTTCGCGAATCAAACGTTTGTTTGTTCCGGGCTTGTAAAACGCGAGAATGTTAGAGAACTGAAACACTTGTATCGGAGTCAGCTTGTATCTAGTTTTTCCCTTTGTGCCGGAAAACTTCAAACGCTCATAGAACGTGACGAACTTCTTTACTTCCTTGATCCGAAACTCGTATTTATCTAAGAACGAAAAGAAGCGGGAAACGGCTAATAACTCATAAAGGTTGTGCGCGTCCGGGTTATTTATGCAGCCCTTTACATAAAGATTTAATCGTTCGTCTGCCGCTTCTAGTTTATACGAATCGACGTCGATATTATGCAGATCGGAGATAACCGACTGCTTTAATGCTATCAGTTTATCTCTAGTCTCCTTCTCCATCGCGATCTATCTTGTCTACCTCGTTTATTAAGTCGTTTACCTCGTCATCGTCAGACGAGGACAAAGTTTGTAGTGTCAAACCAAGTTCCCGCAACTGCTTACGAGTAACTTCGAGCGCATCAAATAAAACTTTGAAAGCCGGATGCGCTACGAGCTTCTTATTTCCTTCGCGAGAAACTTCCGTAACAAACGAACGTTTCTTCTTTGCTATGTCATTGAGAGCGATTTTAAACGCAATGTAAGAGCCCGCACAAAGAGTTATACACAAATCCAAATCAGATGTATATGTTCCTTGCGAGTTCATCGCGGCGCGAATCTTTTCTTTTATATCGTCTAAATCACTCATTTTTATATGCGTTTTTGCATATATGAAAAGTTCGCAAGTATTTGGTAGCTCGGAAGATGGATAAAAAAAGTACACCCCCAACGCGCACCCCCTCGTTTCGAAAATTGCTCGCGCGTGTAAACATGAGGTGAGATGGGTTTAGCGTATCGCGTTAAAAAATAAAAAAAGCCCCCTCTCTCTAATATAATAAATATTTTTTATTTATATTTGTATCAACAAAGAATGAATATTATGACAGAAAAAATAAATCATGTAAAAAACCCTTTAACTATTATAGCCATTTTTGCTGGAATAGCGGAAGTTAGTGGAACAATAATCACTCCATTTATTGACAAAGAACTTCAAGGGATATTCATATATTTCTTAATAGGCTTTCCAACAATATTGGTAGTTCTTTTTTTTGTAACTCTTTGGTTTAAATCTAATGTCCTATACGCTCCATCGGATTTTTCAAATGAAGAAAACTACGTAATCATGAGGCAGTTTTATGATAAAAATCGTAAAATAGAAATTGTAGAAAGAAAACAATCTAATACAAAAAAGACAGACGGTACATGCTTTGTTGCTATATCAAGTACGAATGCACCCCAAAAAGCAAATTCAGAAAATAGCGTCCGTATTAGATTGGCTGATGTTCCAACTGCCTCAAATATGGCAAAAGCATTTAGAAAAAAAGGATATAACAATATAGACATATATTCAGGTTTTTCCGAAGAACCATCAACTGACGAAAATAGTAAAGCTATTTGGATAGGAGCTGACATTGATATTGAAACAATAAAAAAGGTTATAAAAGATGCTGTAAGAATATATCCTAATCTAAAATATATTAGTATTAGTAATGAATATACGGATAATGTAAGGAATGAAATATTTATTGGCGGAAGTACAGAAACAGCAATATCAAGAAATGCAAAAGATTTAGAAGAAGAAGATTTTAAAGCAATAGAGAGCGTTAAAAATATAAATGAACTAGAACAAATTATAACTCAAAAATTTTACTAAGTAGATTAACAATAATCTACTTAGTAAAAAAATAAGATTATATTTTCAAAAACTTATCTGCAAACCGTTCCGTAGCTCGCTTATTATTCGCCTGTATCGCCTCTTTCGAATGACTGAAAGCACGTCGATGCGCATCAGAGTGGCACGAATGGCAGAGGCTTTGCAGATTGTTATAATCAAACATTAGTTGTCTCATTCCGAGTTCATGCGACACGGACTCAACCGGGACGGTGTGATGTACTTCGGTTGCAAGTGTACTGCGATTGTTCGCTTCGCACACTTCACAAACCGGATTGCTTTGTAGCTTCTTAGCGCGGAGTAATTTCCATTTGTTGGAGTTAATCATCTTAATGTAATGCGGGTTTCTACTCATTGTTCGTCATAATTAAAAAGAATCTTATCACATTGATAACAATCGTGCAACTCCTTTCGTGTCGCCTCGATGTCGTCCGTTTCTATCTCAACTAAATGCGTCTCGGACACATCGCCCGATTTGCATTGAATACGCCTAATTATATACATAACGTTTCGATCCGGTCTAATCCGTTAATAAGTAACCTAATCCGGGCACAATTCCCGTCGCATCGAGTCAATTGTGTTTCCTGTTTATGTATCCGACTCGCACAACCTTTGCAGTTCTTAGACGGACACATTTGTTTATACACTTCGATAGCTTGCCGCCTCGTTTCGTCTCTCTGTATCCGAGCCGCTTCGATAGCGACTTTTCGGATTAAGCCACGCGAGCGGATGCGCTCGTTAGTGGCTTGTTCGATGTACTGTTTTACTTTACTCATTTTACCGTGTTGTTTTTAGGTTTGTAATTCCACCCGTTTAACTCGTAGACTTTCCGTTTCGCCTCTTCCTGCGTTGCCGCATCATCTACCTTTGTGTCTCCATCTGGATCGCGACGATAGATATTGAAGTGACGAAAACGAGGGGAATAATAATACTTTGATTGATTTTGTGCTTGGTTCATTATTGAATAATTTGTATATTTGCGCTATAACTTAAAAAAATATTTATTATGAAAACCAAAATTGGAGTATCTATCAAAGTGAATAATAAAGAATACAAATTCGACTTTGAATCTGACTATTTAACAGAAGATTTATGGAACAACCATAAATACAATCATGAAATATTAATGGGACACATTGATGCAGCTATTATAAATTATAAAAACACACATAATATTACTGAAGAAACAGATTCGAATAGTATGCGATTTACTCCTCATTTCTACGAATAGTATATACATTTCAAATATGTCCTCATTTTCGAGGACATATTAATCTTTTATTTAACTTTCATCCTCGTTTTCTCCATCCTCACTCTTTACAGGCTTCTTTACCGAAACGCGAATCGCCTTTTCCGTGAACTTGTTCGATAGATATTGTTTCGCCTGCTCCCAATCCGTAAAGTGTAAATTCGGATCAGTATAGAGCGAGATAATCGTAGAGTTTAATTTGTCGAGTGCTCCGAAAGCACTTGAATTTATCGTACCGTCTAAGGGTGAAAACTTGGCAACTAAGCCGTTATAATTCTCTGAAACAAATCGGTCGATATACTTCCGATTCCGTTCATTTGCCGCGACGGGGTCTGCTGATACATCGTGCAAATAATTTGTGTTTGATAGTTTTTTAACCATATTAAAATCCTTCTAATCGTTTTTGTCCGTTCATTTCGTCTACCTTGTGTTGTGGTAGTTTTCGTTTTGGTTTTACATACTCGAAATGTCGTTCCGCCTGTGATAGATCGTAGAACATTTCTTTGATTTCGTCCGGTAGTACTTCTTCATCATCATCGCCTGGCATCGGATCAGCAACCCGGAGAAAGCAGCCTAAAATGTACTGCATAATCTCGTATGTGCTTTTGAAATGGTAGTCAGCGCGAATCTTATCGAGCCTTTGCCATTGTTCCAGATCGACGCGAACCGGAATCTTTTTAAAGTACACAAGTTTCTTTTTTCTGCTTCGCATGGTTTCGTTGTATTAATTATCTTCTACTAGCTCCGTTCAAGTCCAAGACGTTAAACATTTCATTTATTCGATCCGCGATATACGCGCCGTAAATACGCTGTATTTCCTTAATCGTTAAGTTCGTTGTAACATGAGTTATTGCCTCATGTCTCAACTCGTACCGACATTGGAAAATATACTGCATCACGTTTAGTTCAGTACCGAAATACTTTGCCGGGATTGGCTCGCGTCCTAGTTCATCAAAACAGATCATTCGCGGAGTACCGTTGTTGTAAGTATACAATTCTAGTGCATCCTTTCCGCGCATTGAAAAGCCGTTTGCAATACAGGAAGCCGAATCAATCCTAAAGCCACCGATCGGATAGCCGCCCTTTGCTTTGCCGCGTGTGAAATAACTATATCGGTTTAGAATCTGCATGATAGTACTTTTTCCTGTACCGATGTCACCTCGTAACAATAGCCCTTTATTTGAATCTAGCTTCTCGGATCGTCCTTCAGTATACAAAAACAGTTGGTTCATTATGTTTCTATTCGAATCGTCTATCTTGAAGTTAGGACAAACATATTTGCAACACGCTTTAAACCATTCCGGGCGTTTCCCTGATTCTATCGGCTCGTCATAGTACGGTAGTCCGTATGATAGTATCGCCGCTATCGGCAGGGTCTGTTTGCTTCTTGTTTCCATATTCGCATTTATCGTTTTTTAGTTCGAATAACCCCGACCAATTATTAGCAATCGATTCATTTACGATTTGCTCCGCAATCACCGGATCATTCTTGCTCAATTTAACCAGTTTGTTATAACACGCTTTTAGTGACTTTTCCGATTTGTAATTTTGCCGCCTGTCTTTCTTATATTCAAGCCAGAGCGAAAACGCTTCTAAAAACTCGTCAGATATAAAATCAAAATCTCCATGAGAGACTTTAGAGAGTATATTTCTGTTTGGTTTCTGTTTTAGTTTATTATAGTCTGTACTATCCCCTGTATCATTGGCTCCCTTATCTACTGTATCATTGGCTGTCTGATTGACTCCCTTATTGGCTGTCTGATTGGCTGTAAAATTTACAGTAGTAGTTACAGTAGTTTTAAATTCCTTCACGAAAGAATAAGAGCTTATAATACGTTTGTTCTTGCCAGATTTATAATAAATCAATCCTGCATTTATTAAAGACTCACGGGCTTTTTATTAGTGTTTTCTCATTCACGTTAAGCGCAAAACAAAGTTCAATGTTCGAGCAATCGAAAACGTCCCTCCAATCTTCGCCGTTACAAATAGCCACTAATTCGTAAAATAGGGCTTGTTCGGTGGCGGTAAATCTGAAACGTCGTCGCGCTTTTCGCATCTTTTCGGTTAGCGTATATCCGTCTATATTCATCACACTTATAAAGTCTATCGAGCGACATAATAACTACAAATCCTTATCCCGATCGCCCGTCCCACTTTCAGAACGGAACAATAGCAAATAAAATTATTCTCTCTTCCTCCATTGCGACACGTTCGACAATCGTGTTTTACTTGCTTTTGTGATGTTTTCTTTGCCATTCTTATACCTCCTTTATTTTAATTCCATGAATGTAAAGCATGAGCTTACGTTTGATTATATACTCCTTTGTCCGAACTCCTTTAGTATCTTCGACGATATACTCACCATTTCGATAATAGACGAAATCGGCAATATAGTAAACGCCTCGTTCGATCAGTTCCTTTTTGCGTAGCATCTTCCACGCTCCTTGCACTTCGTAGAAATGACATTGAGGCGAAATAAGCTCGAATTTAACTTGTTCTTGAAGTCCGGTTATAATTCCCTTCTTTTCGAGTAGTTTCAACTCCTTAGCGCGTCGATACTCCTTTTTAGAGTCGTATCCGTCTATCTTTACATTGTTATACTTTGTCATGTCATTTTAATTGGTTTGTGAATAGTGGATAAGCCCGGATTCGAACCGGGAATGATACTTCAAGAGCCGCACCGTTAAACAGAATGTCTGGCGATCAACCTTACATAATTAGGCGTTTCCAATTCCGCCACTTATCCGATTGCCGGGACTTTCACCCGGCGCGCTGTTACTTGTCGTGTTTAAATTCGTAGTTTTCCTGTTTAACTTCATACGGATAAACATCTACAATCGCCGTTTCTTTAAGCAAGATCGAAGAATAATCCGCCATCGTTCCTTTCATACCTTCGTCGAGTTTCTTCATTGCGTCGTGAATGTCTGCGGCTTGTATAAGTACATTTGTATAAGTCCGTTTCTCCTTGCCGCTTTTCTCATCAAGCGTAGTGAAAGCGAGTCGCCCGGCAAACCATTTATCGGCGGAATCCTCTTCGCTCGTAAATATCTCGCTATAATGTGCGCGGGAAATGTCGGACACTGTGAACTCACCGGAGATAAACGGCGTTACTTCTTCGATTATTCGCGCTTCTGCTTCGGTAAAACTTAGTGCATCGACTAAATACGGTTCAGTTACCTTCTTTTGCATCCCGTTCTCCATTACCTTCTCGTAACGGATTTTACATAAAAACCAAGTGTTCATAATAAATTCATTTCTTTAATTAATTCGATCAAACCCTCATAAGGAATATTATATTTCTCTGCGAATTTTATTTTGTCTACAATCTTTTGTTCTAATGTGCTAACCTCTGTCAGCGTACACGTTAGGCATCCATTGGACATTTTAATATTTTCTATAGATGTAGAATTACCAAATGAGCGATATTCTGTCATTCTAACATATTTATCTCTGATTTTATATAGATTTTTTTCAACAAGATTATAAGTTTCTTCATGTGAAATTTTACACCCATGTCTTTTTAGCATAGTATAAATTTCATCCATAGAATAAGGATGCAAAAGAGGAATGCAATCTAAAATTTCTTCTTTGTTCTTACTACTCATAATTTCGTGTTTATTAAAGTGTTTATAAAAATGTGATTAATCGTGTTGTGTTAGTGTTGTGACGGTACTTTCTTCGTCAGTTTCTTTAATTCCTTCCGTATCTTATAAATCTGATTCTTAACCGGAACACTGTTTTTTGCTTCCGGCTTTAACGCCTCGATCTGCATCTTTAATTTTAAAACCTCTTTTGCCTTATCGACACAATCAAGCAAGTCCAGACCGGAACGGATAGATTCGTCTATCATCTCGCTAGCCAACCGGATTCGATCATAGAGTTTCTTTATATTATCCGCGTGATCGGCTCGATTCATTTCAAGTATTCGACCTTCATTTGTATAGCCGTCATAAATGACGTAATACAATTTGTCTACGTCCGGGCGACCTAAAAAGTGTCCGAGGAATTGCCAATAATATTCGTCTTTTTCGTCGATGGTATTTCCGAACTGCAGCGATTCGATCTTTCCTTGCGACATCGGGCACTTGATCTCACCCAGAGCGATAACTTTCCCGTCAAATCCGTACACATAGAAATCCGGTGAATCTCCGAATCCTTCAAACGGTTCATTGAAAACAATGTCCTTAAAATCGGTTGTACACGACTTGATCTCGTTCATTAACTGGCTTCGTACCCATTCGACCGCTAGCGGTTCGTTTTCATGTCCCCAATCAAACGCCTTGTTACTTCCGTTTTCTCGCATCGTCCCGGTTCTACGCTCGTACCGTACTAAATACATCGCGTCTAACGCGGCTTTGCCAAAGGGACAACCTTTGCCCGCTTTCATCAGATCGGGAAGCGTAGAGGCGGTTATTTTGCCCCGTCTCTTTTCCTTCCATTCGATTTCTTTTTGTTCACTTGATTTCATGTGCTACTAATTCTTTGATTTGTTCTTTAGTTAGTTTATATTTCGTCTGGACTTGCGCGACCGTAAAACCGCCCGCCAGACCGTCGAGGATATTTTTCCAGATTGCCGATCCGGTTTCAACCGTAGGCAATGAGTTTTCTACTTTCGGAATGAATGGACGAATACGGAGCGAATCAACCTTTTCGCCGAAAGCGTCAACCATTACCGAACCGATTTGAATTTGCTTGTTTACCCATTCTTCAAAATTCGGATTTTTAAATAGCTTCGTCATAGTCTTGCAGTTCGTCCGGTTGAGAATCATCGGTTTTACATTCTCGAAAAAATAAGCGACGAAACATTCTTCTTTCTTTCCAGATGTACCGACTACCTGTTCTTTTTTCGTTTCCCGTATGGTGAGAATTATATCTTTCCCATCCGGTAGGCTGTAAGCGCCTAGGTAGTCATAATTAAATTGAGTTTTCCAATGTGTCATTATCGTGTTGTGTTATTACTATTCGTTTCTTTATTATCTCCTGTAATCTTATCCAAAAAAAGATCAAGCGCTTTGATACATTTATCCGGCAATTCCTTTGATGCTTCGTTTTGACGCAAATAGTTTATCGTTTCTCCAATACCTATAATGCGATACATCTCTTTTGTTGTAGGGGTAAAAATCAATATTAAAAGAGAAATTGCAATAATAACATAGGATACTTTTTTCGCTTTATATATCCCTTTGTCGATACATTCTTTTTCACTATAAGATTCGACATTCGATTCGATAAATACATAAACCAACCATACAAGTGCAACTATAAGTATAATTACAAAAGTTACATTTACAGCATCTAGCCTTTCAATCCAATAAAGTTCATTCATTTTGTTTTGATTTTAAAAAGTCATTATTAAAATTATCCGATTCACCCTGATAAAGCGACTCATAACAGCGAGCGCAAACCGTTATTATCTTTGTGCCATATCTGCCGCGTTCGTACGTTTCGACCTCTAATTCTATCTCTTCGCCCGGTTCGATCTCTTCGCCGCAATCTTCGCAAACTAGAGTATCAGAAGGACACGCGCCAAGAACCGTACAAATTCGGCAATTACCGATACATTGAGGATTCGCCGCCATGTCGTTTCACGTTTAGATAGTTACAGACTAGCACATAGACAACCGTGATAAATACGATCAATAGTGCGATGATTAATTTGCCCGGCTCCGGCTCGCCTTCTGCGAGGCTGCACGCTGAAAGCATTAAGATAATAGCGGCGGGGCTTTGTTTTAGTGTTAGCATGGTGTTTAGCTTTATATTACCTTATTACTCTGTATGAATCTATCTATACTCGATAAATCATACCAGATCATTTTTCCAAATTGAGAAAAAGAAATGAGAGCTTTTTCCCGTAACGTTCTCAAAAAATCATCCGAGCATCCTATATAGGATTTTGCTTCATCTTTACTAAGCCACCTCTTTACTATTGGCTCAACTTTTCCGGTTACTCTAGTTCGTCCCATTGTTCATTATTCAATCGTGTAACAATTAGATTATCTTTATCGGTTTCCGTCGTAAACAGTAGACCTTCGTCATATTTTAGATTTGTACAGGTCGGTCTAACCGAATTTCTTTTAGAACGAGGGAAGGTCATTGTTTCCCCGGGCTGCATCCCCCTTAAAAGGGCAGTTAATTCGTTTCTTTTTCGTCTCATTGTCGTGTATCGTGTTATGTAGCCCCAAAGGGCTACGGATTAATATTAAATAGCTACTTTCAATCGCTCTATATCTCTTATTAATTTTTCTTGCCTTGCTACTTCATTATCTGCCATTCCGTCAAGCCCGAGACTTGCATACCATTCTGCATTATTAACAGCCTCTTCTAATGCTATTTCTTTTTTCGCAATTAACGCATTAATGATGCTCTTATCACGGCTTTCGATTAATATCTCTAAGGCTGTCTTTCTGGTTAAAGTGCTAGTTGCTTTCATAATCGTATTTATTATGTAGCCCCAAAGGGCTACGGATTAATATTAAATCTTCTGATAACCGAATGAGTTCATAAACTTCTCCGCGCCTTTGAACGTTTTGAAAGTCTTGCTACTAGAAAGTGTACACGCTAAGAATCTTTGTCCGGCTGTTGTATTAATCAAGCTAACACAACATACTGTTTCGCTTCCTGTTTTTTTAAATTCTACGTCTCCGATCATTCCTGCTTTCATAATTCTATACTTTTATTTGTTAGTTCTTGATTGATTGATTAACTTTGATGCGACAAAGATATAATGAGTATACTAATTAAGCAAATTTTCTAATTATTATTCTCATTGAAATAACATTTATTAATTATTATACTCATTAATCATGGAGATTGTAGACAGAATAAAACTATTCAGGGAGTATTTAGGAATAGGGCAAACCGCTTTTGAGGTGAATATAGGTGTGGCTAGAGGGTATTTTAGCAATGTAAAAACACTAGGCTCTGATAGAATACTAAGGATACATACAAAATATCCAGAGTTAAATATCGAATGGCTTGTTACTGGCAATGGCGAAATGATTAAAAATGCAGAGCGAGAACAAAAAACAATCGAGATTTCCGAATCTGCAATAAGCGAAACAAAACGAAAAGGAGCACTAATCTACGACATAGACGCAACATGCGGGCTAAGTGGTAGAGATATAGAATTTACAGACGAAAAAGTGATAGGAAGTATAGACGCACCGGAGATAAACTCGGATTCAAAGATTATATTCGCCACGGGCGATAGTATGTTACCGCTAATCGCTTCGGGCGACAGGGTAGTAATTAGAAAGATTGAGAGTTGGGATTATTTCAACTACGGACAGGTGTATTTAATCATAACGAATGAATACAGGCTTATAAAAAGAGTTCGTAGGCATCCTAAAGATGCGGATAATTTAATCCTGCTTCGTAGCGAGAATCCGGATTATGACGATATAGATTTGCCAAAACGGGAAATTATTCATCTTTTTATTGTGGAGAATATTTTGTCAATCAAGAATATATTATAAGTCATTAAAAACAAAACAACATGAAGCGACTATTTATATTGTTTGGTATACTAATTATTTTAGCAAGCTGCAATCAAAAAAATAATAAGAATTTTAAAAGCCTTAATTACACGAAGCTAAAACAGCCTATGTGTTATTTTGCAAAAACAGATAGCGGATTTGTATTAAAAGCAGAGTCAAATAAGGATTATAAATACAAGTATATTGAATACGTAATCAATAAAAACGAGATAAAGATGTATAGCGACTCGCTGTATGATCTATATTGCGGGGTTTCAATTACATACCCTATTAAGTTTGGTAGAGGCTCTTTTATGGGTGATTGGGAGTTTAGTAATAGATCGATTTGCAAACTTAAACCAACCGAAGAAATGATAGACAAAAGGTATGTATATAAAACAAAATTCTCTAACTTTAATTCACCAGAAATAAGGACTCATATTAAAGAGTTAAATTTCGAAATTAACGGACATGAATTTGATATAGCACTAGACTCAATAGAAACACGGACGCTATTACCAACATTCGAACCAACTTTGTACACAGCGAAAGGATTATAAACCACTAAAAACAAAACATCATGGAAGTAGTATTAATCATAGTAGTAGCAGCCGTTATAATGTTAGCAATAAAAATTGCAATGACAAATCCCAAAGAATCATCTAATAACCAAAATCAACCCAAGACCGAAATACCGTCGGGAGAAATAGAATTCCCGCCATCCGGATACTTTTACTATGAAATGGTAGGAATGTACTATCATGGAGTTACACCTAAAGATTTCGGTATATTCAAAGGCAAAGCGATAGCCGAAACAAACAACCCTAAAGATGAATTTGCAGTCGGTATATACAGAGACGGCGATAATAAGTTAGTCGGGTATATTCCCAAAGATTTTAGAGGAGTCAGTAACGAAAAGATTCATAAGGAAATTACAGAAAACGGCGGTAGTCGGGAAGTGGTATTTAAAATAAGCGGAAGCGAAAAGAAGTGCTACGGAACGGTTTATATAAAAAATAACTAATAATCCCCGCCCAATAAACAAACATCATCAACCACTAAAAACAAACATCATGGAAGCAAAAATAGAACCACACGAGCAATTCAATAGTGAAGATGAAGAACTCTGTTATTATGGAAAAGTTTACGAATCTGTTTTAAATAAACTTGATGCGGTTAATACATCATTAAAAGACTGGCTTTCTCATCTTCTAATGATAGCCGCCACGCTATTAGGAGTCCTAGCGGCTTTGAACCCCGTGAAGCAAACAGACCCAATTTGTATTCGTATTTGCTTTCTGTTGGCAGTTCTATTGCTTGTACTTGTACTCCTATTAGGTGGAGTAAGTTTGTACGGCGTAGTATTTGAAAAGCGTACTCATTTCGAGAACTACGCAAAAGAGCTAGGAGAATCTGTAAAGTATCATCGGAAGATGAGACCCACAATGCCCGATGGGAAAAGATTGTTCCTAATCTGCGAAAAAGGTTCATATATTTGCTTTGGTCTTTTCTTTCTTGCACTAATTTTATATTTGATACTATCTTTATTTGTCGTGTCATAACAGTGTTTTATCTTATACCAATAAGAATCTAATAGGTAGCTTAAAATAGAGGTAGTATATTATTTACAACTTAAAACAAAATATCATGGGAACATTTTTCGGACTTATCGCGGTATTATTCGCCGTACTTCAAATCATTCTATTCTTCAAAATCTGGGGAATGACGAACGACATTAGAGAAATCAAAGAAAAGTATCTTTCCTCGACCGATCCAAAGAAAAACGTATCGCCTGCTCAACCGACCGAATTTAGTATAGGCGAATTGGTCGTAGAGATAAAGACGAATAAGCAAATGCGGATCAAAGAGATTACACAGGACGGAAAGTATAGTTGCTATACAGGTGGAGGCGCTTCACATGAGGGCGACTTTACGGCGTCGGAGATTAAGCATTTTAATTCGTAGAGTCCCAATATAAACATCTTCAAACCATTATCTTAAACATACCATTTTATATTAAAAATAAAATAGAAAAAAGTATCTCATTTTATTTCATCGACAAAAATGTCAGTGAAATATTAGTTATTCTATTCAAAATAGCTATATTTGCATAAAAATGTCGATGAATTATGTATATAAGTAAAATAAACACTTCCCAAGCCCCCATTGATGTCTCGCTTAGGGAGATGCTTGCTAAATTTATTCAAGAGAATGAAATTATTGAATCATCTATTGCCGATGAAATAGGGATCCATAAAGAAACGCTATCTAAATTCCTAGAAGGGAAAGCTGAATTAAAATTTATGCAAGCAATTCGTTTAATGAAGCTATTAGACTTAACCGAAAGCCAATTAGTTTCTGCATATTGCAAAGATATAAATATAGATGAAGCATCTTCATTGGACAAATTTGAGAAGCTATCATATATAATGCAAAACTTTGATGTTCCAACATTAAAAAAAATAGGAATAATCAAAAGCAGAGCGAAAATTGATGAATACGAACAATGTATTTGTGACTTTTTCGGTTTTTCTTCTATATATGAGTACGACGACACATCATTAATGCCAACTTTATTTAGTAAGTCAAAAAAGAAAATCTTACAAGAAAAGGAGGCTAAAATGACTACATTTTGGCTCAAATGTGCTATTAGTTCATTTTCTAAAATAGATAATCCAAATGACTATGATAAAGACTTATTATTCCAACTTCTAAAGCGAGCATCAGAGTTTACGCAAGACGAAGTTAACGGTTACAAAAGATTTGTTTTGGTACTATTTCAATTAGGTATCACCGTGTTAACACAATCTTATGTATCTGGAACTAAATCTTTCGGTGTAACGATGATATTAAATGGGAAGCCATGTATCATAATTACAGATATGAATAAGCAGTATCATAAACTTTGGATTAACTTATTACATGAATTATATCATGTAATAAATGATTTTGAGATGCTTGAAAGCATGGATTATCATCTTTCTAACTCTGAAACACCTGAATTATTATTAAATGAGAATAGAGCGGATCAGTTTGCTTTAGATGTTTTGGTTAATCCTTCTGTACAAAGTAAACTCCGGAAAATTATATCATTCCCATTTAAAGTACATCTTTTAGCAAAAGAATTAAATATATCTCCATCAATAATATACGGAGTCTATTTAGAGTCTTTGCCAAATGGAAGATTAAAAGCTCAAGAATTTGCTAAATATAACAATGGTGATAATTTAATATCTTCTGATATTGCTACACGAAATATACTATTCGATGCAGTGGAAAAAAGATCATTAGAAAATGCTATTGAGAAAATGAAAACTGAATTATTTAAAAGAGCAATCTAAATAAATTAACATTATGGAATTACCAAAGAAAAAATTAGAAGATCTAATCAGTGCTGCAGATAAAATTATTGAAGCAAATAATCAAACACAAGAAGATTTGTTCGGACAAGTAAAGAACCCCAATGCAATAAGCGAAATATTAGATATACCACTACAGGATCCTAAAAGATCATATACCCTTTATTATCAAAATATTCAAAAATTTCTTGGTGATTTTTTACCAAAAGATAATGATATAAGTAAAACTATTAGAGAGTTAATTTGCATTTTACTTGCACATAAAGAATTATCAGGCATCACGTACGGCACTCGTGAAGCGGATTCTCGTATGGCTACAACAACAGATATGGAAAATCTAATAGATGTTCTTTCGGAGTGGTCGGAAACACCTACTGATTATTTTAAACTTGCCAATATTCTTTTGAAAAAAAATAAAGAACTGGGGTATATCCCAGAAGAGCGTGAAATAAAAGATTATTTGAAGTAGTTCAAGTAAACGGGTACATAATTTTGTTTTCCTGTTTTGATATACTCTAAAAGGATTTCAGTAAGTTCAAATAAGTATATACTATCTGTATTTTGAAAGCCTATGGTTCGAGGCTGTTCTTTGTGAGTAATGATTTGAATAGCTTGCTTTAAGCAAAATGCTCTTAGTTCTTCATCTGTCATAATAGTACTTTTTCTATTAGCCGGATAAACTAGAAACAGATAGCTTAAATTCAAACAAATAATATTTGCTATTTCTGATTGATTGATTAACTTTGTATTGAAAACGTTCTTTGATAAAGATGAAATATAAGAGGTGATATTTATAAGAAAGGGCATGAGTACCGTTTTTTAATGCAAATTCGATGCAAATGGATTTTATAAATATTATAAGATATTAGTTATAAGCGTTTTAGATGGTGTACAAAAACGCCTCTCACGCATGTAATACGAGTTCGATTCTCGTACCCACTACCAAAGAAAAAGAGGAAATGCAGTTTAACTACATTTCCTCTTTTTCTTTATAGATCTCGAAATAAGATTCCTTATCAATCCTCAACCGGACTCTATCCTCCCTTTTCTGTCCTGCCAGATTCACAAACAGATTGAAATACAGTTGGCTGAAAGAAAGGTTGGAACGATCATAAGTAATATCAAATGTCCAGGTTCTACGAAAAGAATCGAACGTTGCATACGATTGCTCACCCCCTTTACACATAAACACTTCCGGGAAAGACGTAGGAGGATAAGGCTGGAATAAACCCGCTAATTGAGCATAAATATAGTCAATCATCCATTCGTCTCCTGTTAAAGTCAATTCTCCCTTTAAACGAAGTTTAATGGCATAACTGGCAGTCACGTCGGACGAAGTATAAACAGGAACCTGGCTTTCTGCCGGATAGTTGCCGTCTTTATATCCAAGACTCATCGTTAGTTTGGATAGACCGACACCATTAAAGCCACTCACCTCCTGATCTGCCAACCGGTTTTTCAGACTGACCATGAATGTCAGTTTACCAAGCGTCGGATCACCCGGATATTGCGCAAGCGTGTCCAGCACATAATCTTCGGTATTGTAACTACGGGTTATTAAATCACCCTTTCCAGCCTCCAAAGCCGGACCGCCTCTTTCCACATCTACGTTGCCAACCGGATAATAAATAGCATCATTATCCCTTACGCAACCACTCAAACAGAACAGCAACACTGCCAAGCCTATTATCTTATTCATTATCATCTTACCTCTTGATTTTGCGGACAAAGATACATCTTTTTTATACCACACTTGATTTATGTCAACCGTTTTTAGTATTTTTGCACACAT